TTTAAAATCTTCGCTAGACATTATGCTAATCCTCTTGATCTAAGTCTAATTGCTTGTTCTTCAGGTGATAGTAAAGCCTGTTCTGTTGGTGTTAAACCTTGATTTAAAGTTGCAATACCTGTCGGTGCTTTTGCAAATAAATTAGGGTTAGGTCCTGATCTTAAAACAGGGGTGCGTTATCTTCCAAAGTTTACAGCACCAGAATATCCAGAAGTAGATGTTAAAATTGATGAAACAGGAAATATTCAAAAAACCAAAGAGATAGTTTTAACACCTGAACAAGAACAAGCAAGAGCGTTTGAAGATACTGAAACAAGATTTTTAAAAGGTGAACAAGCTCGTTCAAAACGAATTGACATTCAGGAAGAAAATCTTGAAAGATTAAGTAGGATGTCTGAAAAGAAAATTGTAGAGGGGGCTGAAAAAGAAGCTCTACTTGAACAAACTAAAACAGATACGAAAACTAAATTAAGACAAGAACAACGCACAAAAACTCAAAAAGCAAATCAAAAACTAGCTGTAGATGAAGCAAAAAAAGGTCTTGATGAAGCTGGTAAACATTTTAATAATATATTTGGAGGTCCACGTACTTTAAAAAGTATAGCAGGTCTTGTAGGAGTAGGAACTGCTACAAAATTAACGGCTGGCGTTTTGTCTGGTGGAACTGCTGTTTTACCTTTAGCGGCCGAAGCTGCGGCAGAGGTTGCACTTAGTTCTACTCCTACTGGAGAAAAAGCCATAGATCC